CTTGCCGCAGATGTGGCTGCTCGGCACCGTGCGGGAGACCATCAACGACGGCAACAAGTACTCCGCAGCCATGGGCGTCATCAACGAGATTACCAAGGACAAGGACGGGGACAAGCCCACGGTGTGGCAGTCCGCGCAGCTGTCCTTCCAGCCGCTGAACGACTACTACCGGCAGCTGGCGTGCCAGATCTCGGCAGAGACCGACGTTCCCGTGTCGTTCTTCGGCGTGGCGTCGGACAACCCCAGCTCGGCGGAGGCCATCGCGGCCTCGATAGAGCCTTTGGTCATCGACGCGAAGAACCTGAACCGCGACAACGGCTATGCGCTGCGAAACGTGGCGTACATGTGCCTCGCGGTGCTGCACGGCACGGACTTCGCCACGGAGAGGGACGCGGGCGCGAACGTGCGGGCGCGTTTCATGGCTCCCGCATATCCCTCCGCAGTCTCCCAGAGCGACGCGGTTCTGAAGCAGGTTCAGGCCATCCCGAAGCTCGTCAACAGCGACGTGATGCTTGAGCTTTTGGGCTACGATGACGAGCAGATGCAGCGCATCAACTCGGACAACCGCAGGGCGCAGGGGACTGCATCGACCATGAAGGCTGAGGGCGACGATGGTACTGAGCAGAGCGGCGCTTAGCGCCTACGACGCGCGGCTGCGCACCCTTGAGGGGGCCGCATACGACGCGGCGAGCAGCAGCATAGCGGCCTATATCGAGCAGAACGAGGGCGCTTCGGTGGCGCAGGTGCGCGAGTTCGCCATCAACGTCGTGAGCCAAGCCGTCAGCGAGTACGGAGACGCGGCCTCGTCGCTCGCGGCAGACCTGTACGACGACATGGCGCTCGCGGCCAAGAAGAGGGCGAAGTCGGCGCTCATCGACACGTCGGACGTCTCCGAGTACGTCTCCAAGGAGATTCGCTATCAGGCCAGCAAGCTCGTCAACGGCGACAGGGACGGCTTCATCAGGGCGTGCGGCAAGGCGGCGTCAGACCAGACCTCGCGCAGGGCGAACCAGACGATGAGGGTCAACGCCAAGCGGGACAAGCTGAGGTACGCCCGCGTTCCCATGGGCGGGGACACATGCACGTTCTGCGCCATGCTCGCGTCAAGGGGCTTCGTGTACACGTCGGCCAAGGAGGCGGGCGAGGGCAACCATTACCACGCGCGGTGCAGGTGCAAGGTCATCCCCGGCTTCGCAAACTCGTCGGTGGAGGGCTACGACCCCGACGAGTGGTTGAAGATATGGGGCGAGTTCCAGAGCATCGACGCCGCCGAATCGCTCACGGAGGCCGAGAAGAGGGCGGCGAAGCTCGCGTTGACCGAGAAGGCGGCAGCGCCGCAGGCCATCAACGCCAAGGCTAGGGTCTACAAGGGGCTTACGTCCGGGCAGGTCGACCAGATAGCGGCGGCGGTCGACTCCATGGACGGGGACGCCAAGGGGCTTTACCTAGCATACGAGGGAAGATTCAAGACGGCGACGGTGGTTCAGGGCAGCGACAGCTATTACTCGCCGTCGAAGAGGAGCGTGTTCGTCACCTCCCAGACGTTCACGGGTCAACGCGGCAAAGAAAAACTCGACACGTGGTTCCATGAATTAGGGCACAACATCGACCACATGTCGGCCAAAGGGGCTTTCACCGACAGGTCGTTTGCGTACAGGTGGCAGAACAGGTCGTTTCCGAGGATGATAAAGAAGGAGGTCAACGAGTACATTAAGGGTGTGTCGAAGGATTGTTCGGGGCTTGTCCAGAGGTTCCTAGAGCAAGACGGGGACGCGGACGCCCTGCTCGTTCTCGGAATCGCCGGGGAGGCGGACATCGAGAAGTACTGGGACGGGGCACTGTCGGCTGCGGAGCTTGCGGCCAAGTGCTCGAAGAAGAGGTTGAAGGCAGAGACGGCGGAACAGCTCATCAGCGCCGATTTGAAGAACAGGGACGCCAGCGGGGACTTCATCCACTCGGTCTCGGATTTGTTCGGCGGCGTGACCGGCAACAAGGTGGTTGACACGTTCGGCCACTGGCCGGACAGGAAGACCGGCAGGCCGTACTGGGACAAGAACGGCGACATGCTCGCCGAGGAGGCATGGGCCGAGATGTTCGCCGGGAGCACGAGCGCACCCGAGAGCATGGCATTGCTGCGCGAGTACCTGCCCGGTTCTTGTGATATGTTTAAGGAAATGCTCGCGCAACGGCTGGAGGAGGTGGCTTTCTGATGGCGAAGGATGCGATTTTCGTGCGTTTCAACGAGCTTCGGGACAAGTACGAAGCAGAGTTCGGGGAGCCGTTCCTTCTCGGCTATGGCGGGCCTGACACCTACGAGGAGGCAATCGACGCCATCCTCAAGTGCATCGAGGACGGCGAGCCATACGACCCGCGCCACGACGGGGCGATTCCGGCGGACGCCATTTTCTAAGCGCTCAGAGCAACGGTTTCCGAGCCGCCCAGTGGGGCGGCTTTTTTCATGCCTGAGCCGAAAATCTCACGCATACGCGACACTCCCCTTGACGCGCCGCACGGCGCGGGTTTGCGAGGCCGCACGGCCTCAGTTATGGGCCGCACGGCCCGGAAGAGGAGCAGAGACATGGCAGAGGAAGCACCGCAGGTGGAGCCGGACGAGCCGCAGGGCGAACCCGACTACAAGGCGCTCTACGAGGCCGAGAAGGCGCACTCCCGCAAGTGGGAGAAGCAGGCCAAGGCCAACAAGCAGGCGGCCGAGGAGCTTGAGAAGTCGCGCGAGGCGGGGAAGACCGCCGAGGAGCGAATCGCGAGCTTGGAGTCGAAGCTTGAGGCCAAGGAGAAGGCGGAGGCGCGAAACGCGCTGGTCGCCAAGGTCGCCGAGGCCAAGGGCGTCCCGGCAAGGTTCCTCGTCGGGGACACCGAGGAGGAGCTTAACGAGTACGCGGACTCCCTGCTCAAGCACTTCAAGACCAAGCCCGCCCCGAAGGTCGAGAAACCGGGAAGCTTCGACAAGGGCGGCAAGACGGGCGACGCAAAGAGCGACTTTACGGAGTTCATGAAAGAAGTTTTCGAGTAAAGGAGAACTGAAATGGCAGCACCTATGATTACCAACGCGAGCATCACGCTCCCCAAGAGCGTGTCCTCCGAGATTTGGCAGAAGACGCAGCAGGCATCCATCGTTATGCAGCTCGCGCAGCGCATCACGCTCCCGGGCAACGGGCTTGAGATTCCCGTCATCACGGGCGACCCTGACGCTGGCTGGGTGGCTGAAACGGACGAGAAGCCCGTCGGCAACCACACCCTGACGACCAAGACGATGACGCCCTACACGATGGCGATTATCGAGCCGTTCAGCAACCAGTTCCGCAACGACCACGCAGCGCTCTACGACGCGCTGGTTGGCCGCCTGCCCAACATCCTCGGTCGTACCTACGACCGCACGGTGTTCGGCTTCGTGGATGCCCCCGGCACGAACTTCGACACGATGAAGGACGTCACTGCCATCGACATCTCTGCCAGCACTTACGACAAGTTCGTGACCGCCATCGAGACGGTGGCCGACGCGGACGCTGAGCTTTCCGCGTGGGCGCTGACCTCCAAAGCCCGCACCATCCTTCTCAAGACGAAGGATTCCAACGCTCGCCCGCTGTTCATCAGCAATGCGGCTCTGGACACGGCCCCGAACTCCGTCCTTGCCATCCCGGCGTACTTCAACAAGAACGCCTACCGTGCGGCGGTGTCCGGAACCAGCCCCGAGACCGTGGGCTTCGCGGGCGATTGGTCTGGCGCTCGTTACGGCGTGGTCGAGGACATCTCCATCAGCATCAGCGACCAGGCCACTCTGACTGTCAGTGACGGCGGCGAGACTAAGACGCTGAACCTGTGGCAGCGCAACATGTTCGCAGTCCGCGCCGAGTTCCGCGCCGGATTCGTCATGCGCGACGCCGCAGAGTTCGTGCGCCTCGACAACGGCACGGTGTAGCGATGCTCGCGACGGTCGAACAGTACGTCGAGCGCTACGGCGCTGTCACCGACGAGGCCCGCGTGAAGGTGCTCCTTGAGGACGCCTCGAACCTGATGCTCTCGGCATACGAGGCGTACTGGGGCGAGGCCTACGTCGAGGACGCCCACACGGCGTTCGACCGCGCGGCTGCCGCCGTGTGCTGCAAGCTCGTCCACAACGCCCTGACGGCCCCGGAGGGCTACGAGGGGGCAACACAGTTCAGCCAAGGTGCCGGGGGCTACACGGCCTCCGTCACCTTCGGCGGGGCCGTGGGCGACATGTGGCTGGGCAAGACCGACTTGGCGACCTTGGGCCTCACGAGGCAGCGCCGCCGGGTGCTGACCCCGGAGGAGCGGGACGAGGTGACGGACGATGCTTAGCCTCATCAAGGGCGAGACGGTCACGGTGGTCACCGAGGCGCTTGGCTACGACGAGCTGGGCGAGCCGACCCATTCCGAGGAGGCGCGCGAGGAGGTGGGGAACGTCGTCGTCGCCCCCGGCGCGACAGCGGACTTGGACGCATCCCGCCCCGAGGGCGTCACGGTGGCCTACACACTCTGCTTCCCCAAGGACTTCACGGGCGACCTCAAGGGCCGCACGGTGGAGGTTCGCGGGGAGGCGTTTCAGGTCGTGGGCGACCCGAGGCGCTACACCGAGGCCAACACCCCGACCCCGTGGAGCCTGACCGTGGAGGTGACCCGCACCGATGGGTAAGTGCTCGTGCAAGGTGAAGTTCGGCTCGTTCAAGTGGAACAGGGCGGGCTACGCCGAGGTCATGAACTCCGAGGGAGTGCAGTCAATGGTGAGGCAGCACGCCTCCGCAACCCTTGCGTCGGCCAATGGGTCATTCTCCCCCGATGGGGACGAGACGGGGTATGCGATGAGGCAAGCGCACGGAATCCTGGCTAACGGCTACACCGTCGGCATCACGGGCATCAATTCGCGCAACCACAACGCGCGACACAACACCCTGTTGAAGGCGCTGCAATGAGCGACATCGAGCGGACAGTGGCGAAGCGGCTCATGGCCGAGACCGGGATTCGGTGCGTGCTTGAGGTTCCCGAGGAGCGCCCCGAAGAGTTCCTTTCGGTGGAGCTAGTCGGCTCAACGGGGGCGCGGTTCACGCAGCGGCGCATGGTGGCGGTTCAGTCGTGGGCGAAGACGCGCCAGAGGGCCGCTGCTATCGCCGGGTTGGTGGAGCAGGCCGTCCCCGCGCTTGAGGACGAGCCGGAGGTGTTCAGCCCCGTGGCGACATCGACGTACAGGTTCCCCGACCCGGATTCCAAGCAGGAGAGGTATCAGACGACCGTCGAGCTGACGGTCTGCGAGTAAAGGAGACAAGAAATGGCCGGAACCAACAAGGAGTACACGGCGAACAGCACCGACAACGTTTCCAGCACGAAGGGCGTGCGAGGGGGTTACATCTTCGTCGCCCCGGTCGGGACGGCGCTGCCGACCGACTACAGCACGGCGCTGGCATCGACGTACAAGTGCCTCGGCTTCATCTCGGAGGACGGCTACGCCGAGAGCGTTGAGTCCGATTCCGAGGACATCGTGGACATGAACGGCGACCTGATGGACAGCCCCAAGACCTCGCGCGTGGAGTCGGCCCAGCTGACCCTCGCGGAAATCAAGGCCGCGACCCTCAAGGTCATGTACGGCGACGACAACGTGACCGACAAGGCGGGCATGATTACCGTGCTGCACAACGGCAACGACGCCACGACTTGGGTCGTGGTACTCGATTTGCTGTTGAAGAACAACCGCAAGTGGCGCAAGGTCGTGCCGCTGTTCCAGTGCAGCGAGCTTGACACGCTCACCCTCGCGGTCGGCGAGCTTGCGGGCCGCGCCATGACGGCCAAGTACCTCACGGACGAGAGCGGCAACACCTGCTACGACTACATCCAGTCCACCGAGACGAACGCGGCCTAGGGGGAGACATGACCGAAGTCACTTTCAAGGTCGATGGCGTCGATGGCGAGTTCTACTGCGACGCGGACGAGGTGAGGTCGTACAAGACCTCGAAGCAGCTGGCACGCGGCGACGAGCAGCCCGCCGGGGTGTTCGACGTGATGGAGCGAATCTTCATGGGCGAGGACGAGGCCTACATCGAGCGCGTCGGAGGCTCAATCGAGGACATGAACAAGCTCGTCAACGCCGCGATTGAGGCGTGCAAGGCAAAAAACTCGTCGACTTCGCCTCAGACCTCGAACGGCACGGGGGCGAAGTAACCGCCGACTTCCAGCAGTTCTACGGCATCGCCCTCCCGCTGGGGGGCGAGCCGCAGGACTTCGAGCGCATGGCGCTGCTCTGGGAGTACCTTCCCGCAGAGTCTAGGACGGCCAAGAGGCAGCGCCCCGAGCTTCAGTGGGGCGTCGAGGCGTACCTGCTCAGGCTCATAGAGAACGAGGTCGCGGGGCTG